GTGGCGAATCTAAACTGCGCCTGGGGTGGGGGGTAGGTCCACAGGACCCACATGCATGGCATGGTCCGTGTCGGCACGCGCCGTGCCATCGACAGCTCTCTGTAAAGTGTTCCTCCGCACGTCCCAATGTATGTACCACCGGCCGTCTACTGACCTCGCCGCCTAGAGCCCCGAACTTCGGGTCGCCGCGACGTCTGCGTGTTCGGATCTCTCGAGCTGCTCTTCGTCCTGCTCTGACGCTGGCAGGGCTTCGACGTGCGCCTAGGCTCGTCGGCCGGCTCAACCTCGACCACGAAAGCGGGCACCCTGCACGGCGTGGGCGGAACATCCCCCCATGCAAATAGAGCCAGCCATGCGAGCGAGAGCATGAGGCCTCCCCCCCTACCTCTTGCGCACGTGCAGCTCGACCTGTTTGCGCACGGCCGCTTCCGCCATTGCGGGCCCTCTGACCTCGACCTCGCGGACGGCAGGCTCCAGCGTCGGATGAGGTTTCACGGTGACCGTCTTGCGCGAGAGGTCCCAGATCATGCGCACGCGCTTCTTCTTGCCCTCGCCCCCGCTGACCCGAAACATGCCCTTGCGCCCGCCTGCGAGCCGCAGAAAGGCAACCCCGCCCGACTTCGCTGCGAGCTGTACAGCGACCGCGTTCTGACGCTGGCGCCGCCCGCTGACGGTTCGCGCAAGCGTGATCGCGCTCTGCCAGTTCTTCTTCTGCACTTGCTTCGTACGGCTGGGCGCCCTCATCGCCTGCCCCGCCGAGCTGGTCGTGGGAATCGTCACGCCGTACTTGCCCTTCGCGCGTTCGGTTCCACCAAGCTCCTGCGTCCGCATGTACGGCAGCGCCGATCCCACACGAGACTGCATGTTCTCGATCGGCCCGATCGTAGCCTTCTCGAGCCTGATCGAGCCGATGGTCCACTTGTTACGCAGGATGAACTTGCGCGCCATCCGCTGAGGCCAAGCTGCCTTCGTGGCGAACGCCAGGTCATTCAGCGTGTCGCGCACGGCATAGGCAGCGCCCCGCTTCGAGAGCTTCCCAAAGCTCTGCGCAAGCGCTTCCGTCTGCGCCATGTCGACAGATACGATCGTCATCGACGCGACCTCTCAGGTAAGCGCGTCGAGAGATCGGCGTGTTGCTCGACCGACGCCGCCGATCTCTCGACACTGGAAAGCCGACTCGCGAGTCCCCGCGATGGGTTCGGGTCGAGGCCGTCCAAGGAATCTCCCGACGTCATCTAGGGCACTCGCGCCAGCTTGCCCATTTGTGAGGGATCTCAATCGTTCGCTGCAAGTTGAAACGTAACTGCACGCCCCGGTATTTGCGGGGCTTGCGGAGTTGTAGAGTCTGCAGACACCTGGACGCGTCATTTCACCGGTCGCCGCAGGATGCGTGTCCGGGTGCGGTCGATGAAACGCTCGACTGCAGACAGAGGGATCCGCCAGTGCTGACCGACTCCCCCGCGCCATGCGCTCGGAGCCGTCCCCTCACCATCGAACACCCCCTCCTCGCACATGCGCCTGACCTTGTCATCAGACACCCCAAGGCGGCCCGCCACATCTGTCGTTGTCAGCATGGTCTGATCCTCGTTGGCCATGGCTTAGGGACTCGAGGGGGTGATGGCCTTTGCGCGCAACAGCTCGGCGAACTCTTGCCTGTACCGATCCGCTTCCAGGCGGCTCTGCTCGAGCTCGTACCGCACCTGATCGAGATCGATGCGCGCCTCGCCAAGCTGCACCATGGCCCTGCCTGACTCGCCATTACGGTAGACCACAAGCGCGAGCAGGCGCTCGACCGTGCAGACCTCGATCAGCGCGGCCCGTGCCTGCTCGAACGCTCGCCAATCCGCATCGCTCTCGTGTCGGCGCGCGCCACGGCGCATCACGCGCAAACATCGATCGAGGATGAGCATCCTGTCGTCAAACGAGACCTGAGGCCCCACACGTCCCCGCACGAGCATCCTGATCAGCGCGTCCGCGATCCTCATCCAATCGCCTCTGCGTAGTGCGCCGCCGACGTCCGAAGTCCGCCACGCAGTGCAGGTCGTGGGATGGGAATCAGCCCCCGGCGCGCGAGCTCGTCGCCGACCACTTTGCGGCCATTGCGCACCAGGGCCTGCAACTCGCCAGTGGCGGCCCCGAAGAGCTGGCCGAGCTCTTCATAGCCCGGCATCACCTGCGCCACGATCCCGGGCGTCCGGAGCAGCAAGAGCGCCCGACACTTCTCGGCGGGGATGCTGTGCGCGCCATCGGGGTAGGCGAGCTCGAGCGCCTGCCGGACGCGCACCAACTCGCCGGCGCGCCTGAGCAGCGGATCGTCCGGGCGGGCGCTGGTCGCTTCCCCAGTCGCGCCACGTCGGACACGGTCGAGGATGCCACCAAGCGCGCTCGGGGAGCTTCGGTCGTGGCGCTCGAACTCCACGAAGGCCGCCAGTGCTGCCGTCAGGCTCGACCAGCGCGGCGCTCCTTCCGGGAGGATGAGCGCATGGTGCTTCGTCCAGGGGCTGACCGCGGCCCAGAGCTGCGCCTCGCGCTCCCACTGGCACAACTCGCACTCCCCGCAGCGCCGGACCGCGGTCTTGCACGAGCTTGCCCAGAGGGCAGGCGTAATGCGAGGCGAGATGCTTGCCGTCGGCGCGAGCGTCGCCTGAAACGCCGCCTTGATTTCCTTGGTCAGGTCGGCGGTTGCCGCGCGCCCGCGAGGTGCAGCCTCGAGTCGAGACGCCGCAACACGCGCCAGGCAGCTCTTGCAGGTGACCTTCGTCGCATCCGTCTCCGTATCGACGTCGAGCCAGCCGCAGCGCGCGCGCCGTAGTGGGTCGCCCGCCCGGCTAGCGTCCAAATGGATTCGCGCTCGTCCCCTCGTCATGGAGCAAATCATGCGCCATCGGCATGGAGTTGCTCCATCCGGACACGCAAGGGGAGGCATAAGGAGCAACAAGGAGGTTGACCCGATAGGCAATGGTCCTCGGGCGATGCCCGGGGTGTTCGTTCTGCGACCACGTCTCCATGGACTTGTTTCATGTGTCTGTCTAACGCAGTTGACAGACAGAGCGCGTCCCTCTATCATTGTTTACATGAAGGCGCGTGAGCTGCTGAAGGTCTTGAAGAGCCACGGATGTATCGAGGTTCGTCAGTCCGGCAGCCACATCACGGTGCAGTGCGGCCAGTGCAAGACGACAGTGGCCTATCACGCGGCGAAGGACATTCCGAAGGGCACGCTGCGCGCAATCGAACGCGACCTGATGCCCTGCCTGGGCAAGGGCTGGTTGGATCGATGAAAAGGGGCGACGAGATGGCCAAGCGATACACGGTGACTTACGAGCGGGACGAAGATGCGATGTGGACGGCGGTGCTGAAGCTCGCGGCCCATGAATCGTGCATCGCGAGCGGCCGCTCCATCGGAGAAGCGCGCAAGCGCATCCGCGGCGCGCTGGCCTTTCACTGGGACGACGAAGCTGCGGCCGACGCCGCCGTGCTGGTGGATGACGTGAAGCTTCCGGGGAGCGCGAAGACGGCTGTATCGCGGGCGCTGCAGGCTCGCGAGGAGGCGCAGCGCCAGCTCGAAGCCTCCCTGAAGGCGTCTTCGACGGCTGCGGAACTGCTGACCCAAGCGGGCCTGAGCAGGCGCGACGCCGCTGAGCTACTAGGCATGTCGTACCAGCGGGTCCAGCAGTTTGCAGAGGCTCAGGCCGTACGACGCGCAGCACGCGCGGTGACTCCAAAAGCTCGACGCACAGCAGACAAGGCAACGGCTACGCGCAAAGCAGGACGTGAACGAGCAAGCGCTCGGTGAAAAGGCGAAAGCCGATCCTCAGGACGCCAAGAAGGGCGGTTGGCACGGGGTGCATGCTCGAAGCTGAAGCCGGCGTCGAGGTCAGCGAGTAGTCGCTGCTGCAATCCATGCACGCAGCGCTGGAAGTTCGTACCGTACGCACGCGCGCTCACGCTGACCGACCTTGAGGTACGGCGGCCCCTCGCCCGCTACGCGCCACTTGTAGAGCGTGTTCTCATGCACGCCGAGCAGTTCCGCCACTTCCTTTGGCGCCAGCAGGACGCGTTCGACGGGTCCTGTACGAGCGATCTCCATCGTCATGACGGTCTCTCCTTCGGCAGTAGGACTGCCCATCGCCAAGCTCATGGCACCGCCTGGCTCTGTTCTTCGGCCGGCGCGAACGCCGTGGCCACCGTTGGCACCTTCCAGCCAAGTCGAAACCCCGCAGCGCCCTTGTGCCCACCACCGCCGAACCTCTCCGCGAGTTTGGACACGTCGAACTCACCGCGCGAGCGCAGCGAGTAGGAGATCTGCCCATCGCCGCGCTGACACCACCCGACGGCGAAGAGAGCGTCCTTCGCCAGCTCGCCGACGAGGTCGGAAATCGCCACGTAGGGCGCGTTGACCACCGGGATGTCGTCGTACTCCGCGAAGCGTTGCCGGACTGCATGACGCTTGGTCATGGCGACGTACATGTCGCGGTACGCCTGGGCGCCGCGGCCGAGCTGCAAGGCCTCTTCGAGCCTTACGGTCTGCAGTACGCGCTCGTAGACCTCGAAGTCGCGCGGCAACGTATGCAGGTACGCGTTGATCGTCTGCGAATCTGGCAGCGCAAACCGCCAGAGGTCGCGGTCCTGGGTGTAGTTGACGATCCAGTTCTCGCGGTCTTGGGGATACCAGTAGTCGCGCGCGAGTCCTGCCCCCGAGCGGTTCAGGTCGAACGTGATCCGCACCTTGCCCGTCGTGGTCTCAGTGTCCGTCAACCGTCGCAGATCCTCCTGCGCCGTCTTATGGTGGTCGAGGATCACGAGCTGCGCACACTCGGCGATCATCTGCACCGTGACCTCGTACGGGTAGCAGAAGTCGACGACATAGACGCGCTTGCCACGGACATCAGGCGGCGCTTCGTCGTAGTGCGCGGGCTGGTAATCCGCAGACGCGCCGAGCGCTCGCCATGCCTGCCAAGCGGCGCAGAAGCCGTCAGGACAGTCCGAGTGATAGATAACGAGAGTGTCTGCCGCGGTCTTGGTCATCGAAGTTCCCCTCTCCCGATCAGTTCGTCCACTCGCTCTAGTCGTAGCTCTCGCTTGCACAGGACAAGCAGACTCCGCCCCCAATCACGCAGATAAACGCGACGAGCGCCGCCCATCCTGAGAGCTCCTTTTCCCCCGCTCGAGAGAGCAGGGCGGACAGGAATCCGTGCAAGTAAGCCAACGCGCCAAAAGCACAGCCCGCGAATCGCCACTTCGCTCGGTTCGTGAGCTTGCTGGGCTCGTCTGGCTCGCTCATGGTCAGCCTCTTCTCAGCATCGGCTCATCGCCACCATGAGCGTCGCCGCGCCGATCATCCCGAGCACCACGAGGGCGATATCGCCCCACGGTATGCGCGGCGGCTTCGGCAGATTGGTCGGCATCCCTCATCCCGCCGGCGCGGGCTCCTCGACCGGTTCAGGAGGCGCCGGAGGTTCCTCGGCCGGCGTCTGGGCCGGCTCAACCTCTGGAGGCTCTTCGGCGGGCACCGGCGAAGGCTCAGGTGGTACCTCTGGAGTCGGCTGGCCGTCCCCTCCGCCCATCACGAACAGCACCCGCTCGAGCGCGCTACGTGCCGGGGCGAGCTCGTCCAGGATCACCCGCTGCCGCGAGTCCAGCTTGCCGAGCTCGTCCTCCAGCGTCTTGACGCGCTTGGCATAGGTCACGCGCAGCTCGTGCAGGTCGCCCTCGATGGTGCGGGCCTGGCGAGGTTTCCGCCTCTTGGGCTCGGCGGGCGGCACGTGGTTATTGACCGGCTCGCTCTCGACCGCCTGGAGACCGCGCTCGCGACGACTGCTTTGCTTGGCTGGCTTCATGGTCCGTCCCCCTGGTAACGCGCGGGCTTCTGACCCGCGGAACGCATCTGCCTCCGAGCGCGACGATCACGCCGGAACTTCTCGCGCTTGCGCTTGCAGTGAGCGCGCGTAACGTCGATCCGCTGCTGCTTGGCTTCCCAGTCGAGCCGCATGTCCTCGATCAGCATGGTGTCTCCTTACTGCTCGACCGCTTCGTAGTCGGAAGAGAACGTGTCAGCCGCGATCGCGAAGCGTCGTTCGTCCACGCGCCGACCATTCACCGACACAGTCGTGACAATCCAATCACCAGGACAGACGATCTCTCCGCCTGGGGCATAGCCACCGTATGTAAGCCAGCCGTGTTCCTTCAGCTGCTTGCCGCAGGCCACGCACACGCCAGCGCCGGAGCGAGCCGGATGAGAGTAGCGGTCCACTTGCAGATGGTCGTAGTCCTTGAACCATTGCACCGCCTCGACGACAGTTTGCTTTGATTGGTACTTGGCCACGCGCCCTGCTACCGGTGTCACAGCACACCTCGCCGATAGCTACGCGTGAGTTTGTCGAGCTCGGCGATAAGCTCGCGATCGGACAGTCCGTTGAGCGCGTCGAGTTGGCGCGAGAGGCTCGCCGTGTTGCTCCGGCGCGACATGCACGAGCCGCTTGACCATGCCCGCGCCTCTCGATCGGTCCCCGCACCGATCTCCTGGAGTTCGACGCGAAGCGGTGGCGATGTGGCGCGCGATAATGAGTTGCTGCACGAGCTTCTGCTCGGAGCTTCTCCAGGAGATCGGCGCGCCGGCGCGCTTGGCTGGCCTGAAGTCGCTCCGGCGCATGCAGCGAACACCGCTGCCCCGACCGGAACACGGGATTGGCGCACGCCAGCCCATTCTCCGTCCGCGTCCAGCCGCATCGAGGACCTTGCCGAGGCTTACTACATTCCTCGCCGGCGCCTTCGTGATGCCAGCACCTGCCGCCGTAGCGACTCTGGCCCCGCGCGTAGCACCGCAAGGCCGTGCCTTTGGCGTCGACGTACTGCGCTCCGCAGATGGTTCCGTACGCTCCGCTCATGTCTGGACTCTCCCGCTTTCGACGTAGTGCTCGATGGCGGCGAGGAATCCCGCCTCCGAACGGCTACCGACAGCGCGCGTTATCCCGAGGTAACGATTCGGGTCGGCGCTGAGCCATCGGCAGAGATTGCCAAAACTCTCGAGGTCGGGCGCGCCGCAGTGCTCGACGCGGTAAAGCGTTCCGGCGCTAATACCGATCTCCAACGCCGTAACGCGTAGCGAACGCGAACCGCGATGGCGTCTCGTGTCGAGTGCGAGCAAGTCGAGCCGCAGCATCACCATTGCCTAGACCCTCCCGGTGACGAACCACCGCTCCCCGTCAAACCGCATCCCGAGCTGCTCGAGCGTCGCGTGATAGGCCCGCTCGAGCTCGGGCGTGCGTCCCGCCCTATGCCCGTAGTCCGCGCACCAAGGTCCGAACGTCGGCTCCACGAAGGGCCGCTCGTCGAGCTCAAGCGAGTCGCGGTTAGCGATTTGCTTGGCGAGCGCACCGCACTCGAGGAGCATGTTCAGGTAGTCGGGTCGGCCCATCCTCATGACCTGTCCCTCGCGAGCATCGCGACAATCTGACTGCGCAGGCGTTCGTCAGAGTCGTCGTGGACGTAATAACGGCGACCGCGCACGCATCGGCAACGACCGTCGCTTGCAGCATCGATCCAGTTGTCGTCAGCGTTGGTGGCCCCGACGAGAGCGCCCACCAAGAACCCAAGCGTCGCGATGAGAAGTGCGACGCCGATCCATAGCCAGACGATCATGGCCTGCCCCCAGCAACTTCGGCCGGCATGGTCTCGGGGCCGTCCATCGCGAGCTGCTCTTGCCCACCCTTCACGCCGCCCTCGCTTTCGACCCACGCACCTTGGGCAGGACCTTGAGGACCTCGCCGGCGTATGAGCCGACGTGCCCGATGAACACCGCCGGCGCGCTCTCCGGGCCAACATCGAGCGCGTCCCACCCGAGCTGCGCCACCACGAACGTTTGTGCCTCGCGTAGCTCGCGCGCCTTGACCTCCTGGCGGTTGTCCTTGTGCCAGCCCTTGCTGAGCGTCCGGGACCGCCACGTCCCTGGATAGAGGCGCACGATGCGTCGCGCAAAGCCGAGCTTGACCGCCAGCACACGCCAGATCTTGTCGGCCGTGCCGATGCCCGTTTGGTTCTGGTACCGCACGCGGAAGGGGCGCTCGATGACCATCACGTGCGGGCCACGAAGCGACAAGAGGAACCCCTCGAGCACTCGGGTGGGCTCGGTTCCGAACACGTCGCACTCGCCGTACTCGACCAGCTTGCCGCGCTCCCACATCGAGTACCCACTGCGCTCGCCAGGGTCGATGCCGATGACCGCGCAGTCGAGGGGCACCGGGGAGGGCGCCAGCTTCTCGCGCGTCTTGTGCCGGCGCGCAGGGACGGCGAACTCCGGTTTTGGCCGAAGGGCTGCGCGCGGGTCGACTCGCGGGGGCCTCGCGCCGAAGCCCCAGGCGAACATCGTCTGCGCCGGGTTCGCGCGCCGCCTCATGCGGCCTCCGTCGCGAGCAGTTCGACGTCGACGAGCTCGGCGCCGAGCGCATCGAACAGCTCCCCAAAACAAATCGTCGGGTGCAAGCCAGCGAGCGCCTTCTGCTCGACCACGCCGGCAAGCTCGAGCGTGAGGCGCCAACTGCCGAGTAGCTTGCGCGCGAGCCAGCGGTCGAGCTCGCCAGGCCCGGCGCGCCCCTGCTCGACGGCCAGGGCGGCCACTCCGAGCTCCGCCATCACGAACGCCGGGCAGCCCTCTTGCACGGCACGCATGTAGGCGGCCTTGGCTGTCGCGCAGACACAGCGCCGCTCGCCACGCCGAAAGGTGATCACGAACGGGGCGGGCAGGCCGACCGCGAAGGCCACCAAGCACGTCAGGATCTCGCGTGCGGCCCTCGAGGGCGCCCGGACGATGGCGCGCAGCGCTCGGTAGCTCGGAAGGCCCTCGCGGCCCTCTTGGTCGCCGCAGAAGCTCTTGAGCCACCCTCGCAACCCCTCGGGCAGCTCCTGGGTCAGCACCGCGATGCGGCGGCCCTCGCCAACCTCGAGGCCAACACCTGCGGCGACACACGCATCGAACAGCGCGAGGGCCTGCGCGTAGTCGCTCAGAGAAGCCATTTCTGGCCTCCCTCACAGGAGTTGGAGCCTTCTTCCTCTCCCTTTTTCTCTTCCTCCCTACAGTCACTACAAAAATCACTACAGTTAGATCCTTGATCTAACTGTTCATTTTCTACTTTGTAGGGACCGTAGGGACTGTAGTGACTAGGGTATTGGCTAGCAGTAGAAGTCCCCTCTAATGGCGCGCGCGAATGTGGGGGAAATACTTTTGAACTCCCTGCGCTCCCTATGTCCCCTACGGCCGAGTTTTCGTGGACCTTGGGTCGGCTGCCCCACGCTCGGCCTGCGCGCTCGACGGAGCGCTCGTAATCATTCAACAAGCGAACATAGCGCCAGCCATCCACCACACGGTTGTCGAGCCGGACGCACACATCAAGCCGCCCTTCATCGAACCCGAGCTCGCGAACCCGCTCGCGCAGCGCCGCCGAAAAGCGCCGAGCGCCGAGCGGGGCGTGCCCATCTTCCTTGCACCAATCCTCGTAGGTCTTGCGCAGTTCCTTTCGCGCGCAGCGCGCCTCTTCCTCGAAGACGCAGTGACGCTCGAAGAACTCGCCGGCGGGATCCATCTCGGCGCGGTACTCGGCGGTGGAGTCGAGGACCTCCGGCGGAATCTGGAGGCCGCCGTCGAGCCACGCACGCACCCCGTGCACCGCCCAGGCCAGCACCGCGGTGCGCAGCTCGGGCTCCCCGATGAGCGCTTCGCGGAAGCCCTGCTCGGGCTTGTCGACGGGCCGCGTGAAGGGGACGCGTACCACGCGACGCCACATGCCCGCATCGTCGCTGCGGATCGTGGGCGGGTCGTTGGCGACCAGCCAGAGCTTGAAGGACGGGCGGATCTCGA